AGCCTATCTCACACATGTCACTCTCTCTTGAAACCCTCACAATTGGTGGAATTATTAACCAATAAAATTTCTTATGGCCAGATCAACAAGAAGCTTGCAAAAGTCAACATCTTCTGCCTGCATTTCTATGTCCTCAGTTATTTGTGAGTAAACTGATTTGACTATTTGACCTCTTTCAATTATGTGAGAGATTTCTTTTAATTTGGTTCTATAAGGAAGTTTTAAACGCAGGTACTTGCATTCTCTAGACTGCTTTATGATAGACATTCTGAATTCCCTGACCGATATGCTTGGATCTGGCAAACTGACAGTCGTAGAAGATTCATCCAGTTCCTCAAATGCTTCTGATGAGCCACTTTCACTTCTTGCTATCTCAAAATCCTCTAGACCCTCCAAGAAATCGTCGAAGTCCTTTTGAAGACCTTCAAAATCCTCATCGTTCATCATATCCACTTCATGAACCTCATCATCGGGTTCGGCAGACTTTTCTGACTCAGATTCAGCTTCAAAAACAGGAGGTTGGTACACATATTCATCAGTTGTAGTGATTATGCTGTCAATCTCATCAAAAACCAGAAGTGGTATAATCTCTTCTGATCTTGTCATCGGATTTTTGTATTTTTGAAGCTTTATGATAATTTCACTGGATTCACTCAAATGGCTTTTGCAAATGGGCATTATCATATTCCTAAAGGATGATTCATCATCAAGGCAGAGGAATAGATTTGAATCAAATCTGATCAGACTGACATGCACATACTCAGGCTTAACGTCGAAATCAAAGTTTCTTCTTATATCATTTTCGTGCTTAGGCTGCATGTAGTAACCATCAACATAATGTGACTGATTGCTTTCCCATGACGTTGTTTTGAACGCTAGATTGGAGGTGACTGTCCTTCCTAATATTTTTTGAACCGTGTATTCAAACTTCGAGGATCTTTCAGCGCTGCTATGAGGTACAAACTTGCTTTTGCTAATCACATACTTGAGATTTTTCTTACCTTGCATGCCAATTAGTTCATTTGCTAAGAGCTCTCTATGATTGTAATTAAGCTCTCTCCAATCGCTAACAACTTTGGTTATGTCGATTATGCTTGTCTCGCTTGACAGTTTGTTCATCAAATCTGCTGGTCTGTCTGAAGTCTGTTTCGTCAAATTCCAAAGAGCAAGGTTGTTGTGAATTGACTGATAAATGGCGAGGCTCGTGTTTGCCACTTTTCGTTTGCCCGATATCAGCCTCATTCCCTCACAAAAATTGCAAACTATGCATTTTTGAACGTCACTCACTTGTGAGTCTTCAGTTGTAGTGGGCATCAGAATTTTCCCTCTATTAATGGTGAACTTTTCTGTTCTTGACTTGACGACTTCTATCGCTTTGAAGTAATCGTAAGGATGAATATCTGTGGTTCCACCTAAGCAAACAGGCAAATATTTTGATTCTATCTCATCGACAAACATCTTCCTTGAGCCTTCCACAGAGTAATCGATATGATAAGCAATCGTCTGATGTGACTTGTTGACGTAAACAGTGTCAAATGTTGGTTTGCCCTCTCTGTTCATCCGTAAAGCTTTCATATCAGACAAGCAGTTTTTGACCAATATTATCTCATCTGACAAACACCTATGATCGAAAAATGTTGAATAGGAACTCAGAGATTCAAAATCAACAGGATTCAAGTAGTCTGAATGCGATTTCATTATTTCCTCTCTGCTTATCCTAACTTCGGGAAAGTAGTTTCTCAACTTTGGACAGTTGACATAGTAGAGCTTCAGATGAGACGGCGTTTGAGGCATCACAAACCTTACACATGTGTCGGAGTGCGATGTGTCCTCAACCATTCGACCTGGTATTGTCAAAATCAGCTTTAAAAGAGAATTTTTTGAGTGATTTTGAGACAAAGGAGCGAAAAGCATTGGGTCCATAGCCCTTATGAGCTCTTCAAAATGTCGATGATCTTTGTTTCTTCTGCTACAGAGATTTACCAAGCCCGACTTGCTCAGTTTTGGAACAACTATCTCAGTCCTTTCTTCTTGATCAAGTTTGACATCAACGACTATATTACCGTTGTCATCAGGCAGCAGCCCTGTGAAGAGATCTTCAATTTTCGAGCAGACGTATCTTATCTCATCATCCTTCAATGAGGTCATTTCAAGCCCACTCACAGACTCCATGTTTTGATAGAACTTGCCGAGCATGAGATTTCTTGCAGGATTGACTCTTATTATGCCACCGAGTTCCAAAGGCACCTTTTGTATGTTGTCGAATCCAATAGACCTTGCTTGTTTAATCATTCCTCCCATTATCAAAACTAAGTGATTGTCTATTATATGTATCCAAGACGCACCTATGTAACCCAAACCTTTCCTCAACGCTTCTTTAGACTGCTCACAGGCCCAAGTTGCCATTGACGCATAGTCATAATCAAAAGGACATTCCACAAATGAGTTTCTTATCTTGAGCTCTGAATTAAAACATCCATTAACAGTCCTGTAAATTGAATTGAACTCACTCTTATGACCGCTTTTTGTAGATTTTTTTTTGTTTCTCGTTATGCCAGACATATTTTGTATTTTAAGTACGCAGTTTGTGTGTTCTGACATGTTTTGTATAGGAGAAAATCCTTCCTTGAGTGTTGCTTTCACAAACATAGCATAGTCATCAGACGTGTTAACAAAACTTATTCTAACTTTTTCTGACGTTAGAGAGTGCTCCTTGAAAACTGAGGTGGACAGATAAAGAACATCGTCTTGTAGCAAACCTGATCCTGAGCCAATGAGCCCTTGTCCCATACCTTGTGGATTTATCAAAAACTTGCAATCTGAGTTGAAAACCTTGTCGTCGCATAAGGAAAGAAAATCAGCCACAGGAGGTATGAGTCCACCAGCACCATCGGTCATGTTCATTATCATTCCATCTGGAAGCTTGAAGATTTTTTGAGAAAATGATTTGTATGTTGCCATGTATATCTTTCTCAATCCCTTGTTTCCAATTCTGCTGCAGAGATGAAAGGCGAGAACAAAAGAGAGCATCGATGGTCCCCACGAAGAGCAGTCAGCATTGTCGAAGTAAACTACGTCATTTTCACCCTTTTTGATTTTTGAGTACTCGTTGAACAGATTCTGAGCAATTGTGTCTTTTGTCTTAAGCTCCATAACATTTGAAATGGCTCCAAGCTTGTGATATGAGTCCCTAACTGCTCTAGCAGCTGATTCAAGACAAAAACAGCCTATTCTCATTGGTGAGTTCATAACATGTATCTCTCTGTACGAGGATCCTGAACCTCTTCCATTTTTGTGTATCGCTCTGCTTACGTACTGTGCTTTGTGAGTAAGATTGTGAATATGCGTAGGCATCAGACTCTCAGATGTGGTCAACAATTTTCTTATGTTGCTACTGTTTATTGTTCTTGATCTTGTTGGCTCAGACTTGAATTCAGTCTTCTCGATGAGTGATGGTATTGGTTTGTCGTCTATAAAATCACAAACATTTATTATGCTAGTCTTCCAGCACTTATCAGTTTGGTTTATCATAACGCTTTTCAACTTTCCATTTTCATCTTCAACTCTCATTTTCGTAGTTTTAAAAACAGTGTTGTCGTAAGTCATCGATCCCCTTGCATTGAGAACATTTCTAACTGTGAATTTTTCTTTGCATTTGTATGGATCTAAGACACTCTCATTCGACCAAAACTCACCAAAAGTCATCTCAAAGTCAGGGGACAATCTTAAAGTATTCTCCATAACCGACAGAAGTGACATCGATGGCAACGGTTTGTATTTACCATATTCAGATCTGACTTCGGATCTTAGCAGTCTTGAAAAATCAATAAAGTCTTCAACGTCAAAAACATCTGACCATCTGCTTTTTCCACAATCTCTGAACTCCAAACAATTCTTTATTTCTTTTATCATCGTCTTTGCTTCTCTGTAAACAACATTACTGTGCTCATGATAAAGGAACTTGCAAAAATATATAGCATCAAATATGTTGTCATCAGTGGGCAAGTAGGTTTCCTCATATGGCATCGCTATTTTCCAATTTGTCGATTTTGTAATGGACTTGTCAGACTTCTCGAAACCTTTACTTCTGAAATCACCTAGAAGATCTTTTTTAAATCTGCTGCTTTCCGCAACCTCCATGAATATGGTCATTTTGAGGCTTCTTAGATTGAACAATTTTGCAAACATATTTTTAGTTTTATAATTGTCATCATTTAGAAGCTTTTCAAACAGTTCGGAAGATCCTTCAGAAACACCTGTTGAGTTTATCACAAGGTATCTTATTAGCTCAGCTGAGTTTGAGAAGCTTGTCTTGTTGACCATCATTAGCCCGTATATGTAGAAAGGATTGATTCGTTTGGTGACCTCTTCAGACATCGATGATGCTCTTATGTCGTAAAGCATGGTGTACACACTCATGAATTTGTGATATGATATTACACCCCAGTTTAGCTCGTCTGGTGAGACAAAAATCATTCTTGTGCTGTGTCGATTGTGAGGAATTATTGCTAATCTTGTGTCTCTGATGATATCACCAACTGCAAAACATATCATCTCTTTGAGACTCTTG